CGAGCGTTATCAGCGCGTTTGCGAAAGCAAATACCGGCGTGAATTTCGGCACGATGATGAGTATCACGACGTTTCTTGCAGACCAAACCAAGAAACCAATTGCGGCAGTTATTGCCGGGCTAAAAGCTGACGAAGAAACGCAGAACCTTGATTACTCCTGGTTACTTGGAAACATGGAGGAAGTTAAGACCAAGTTTGGATTATCCGCCAATAATATCCGCACGACGTTACTCACCGTAGATGACACGTTAGGGGATAATCTTAGTTTTACCGACATCGCGACCAAACTCGCGGATTATCAACGTGATGAAGACCTTAAGAAATCGATCGAAACCATACAAAACAAACTCACCGAGGTCAACAAAGCGGGGTTTGATTTCTCCGGAATCGTCAACTCCCTAAACAACCTCGTATCTCAAGGAAAGCTCACCACGCCGGTAAACGAAATCATCCGCACAATACAGGCCGTAGACTCGGCTGGACAGGGGATGACATTTCCTGCGTTCTTGTCCGCGTTGTCCAGTCTGGCGGTTAAGGTAGGCGGAAAAGACGAACCGATAGACAAGATTTACCAACGGCTGTTCGAGATATCGCAAGCGCCTGAGAGTACAGATTATAAGGGATTCGTAACTGCGCTTGACGCCGTGGATGACGAGTTTAACCTCAAAGCTGGAACAATGAAGAACGCAATAGACGCGCTTGTGGCTTCTGTCGGGACAGATAAGGCAGCCAAGCTCGCAATCGAGTTCACTGGTTTAACGGAGGCAGACAAGAGGCGTTCCGAAGACATGCTGTCGTTTGTTGACGGGCTCGTACAAACAGCAAAGGAATACGGGATCAGCGTTAAAGATGTGCTGGACAAAGTCGGGGCGAGTTTTTCCGGCGGCATTGAGTTAGTTGGTTACGCCGAGAGAGCCGCTGAAAAAATGAAAGGTGTGCAGCAAAAGATAGATCAGTTCAATTCCACGATGGAAGCGGCGAAAGCTAATCTCGGGGATAAATTGCAGGGGGTTCAGGGAGTATTGGTCGACCTCGGCACGGCAATAGCCACGTGGGCATCAAAGCTCGATGAAACAGAAACCGCGGCGATTGGGCTGGCTGGGGCGTTAGGTGTTGGAGGGGCATTGCTTGTAGGATTCAAGGCGCTTATTACCGCAATCGGTGCGTTGGCAGGTGGATTCAGCGGGTTGAGTCTGGTCATGCTTGGAATAGGCGGTGCTGTTGCCGGGGTAACGGTTCTGTTCTCAATATTCAGGCAGCAATCGGAAGACGCGATATTCAATGTGGATAAATTTCGAACAATGCTCGCTTCTCTCGAAAAACTCGACTTCGCCGGTATGATTGAATCGCTTCAAGATACGATAAACAACATTAAAGAAGCACGACAGAAGACACAAGACTGGCAAGCGGACACCAATGAATTGATCTCCCTGGTGGAAGCGTACAACGAAGAATTTGACAATACGACAGATACCGTCGCCGATCTGGATTCACAGATTGAGGATTTGATATCACGAAATGAGAGTTTGGCCGAGATGATCGTGCGGGGCGCTGACGGGTACGCGTTGCAGTACGAAGAGATCAAGCGTATATCAGATGAACTCCGGCATCAAGAGAAGATGCAAGAGAGCGCGTTATACAAGCAAGTAGCGGAAGCAACGAAGGCAATTACTACGTATGAGGGTCTGAAAGAAGAGTTCAAACAGAAGAAATTAGAAATCGACCCTGTCATCGGAAGTTTTGAGGATGTCAAGAAATTCGCGGCAGAGGCGGGAAAACTCAAACAAAATATCGAAAAGATCTGGGAATCGACCGCGCCGACACCAGATAAACAAAAAGAAATCGAGCAACAATTAAAGACGTTTACAGGCACCTATAAGAAACAGCTTGACGCTCTAAAAACTATGTTCAACCTTGCACAACCGCAGAAGATGAGTGAATACTATTCCAGAACGAAGATGGTCGGATCGGTTTATGAAGACCTTGATCTGATAATAAAAACCATTGACGAGAAGTATGGCATTGTATACGAGCTTGAAAGTAAACTTAAAGATATGCAGTTTGACGTTCAAATAGCAGACATTCAGATAGACTATGCAACCTCCACCCTCAAGGAATCTGCCAAGAATACCGCTGACTTCTGGCGACGGAACATTGTACTTGAAATGGATCGCGGTCTCAAGGGCGGAAAAACAAAAGAAGAGATATCCGAGTCCGTGCTCGGGATGATTGAAGAAGCAAACAAAGAAATCTTAAGCGATCTCAAAACGATGGCTGCCAACGGCATTATCGCCGCGGAGGATGTTCAAAGGTTGTATGGTGATCCGTTATCGGGATTACAAATTGATCCTTCGTCGGTATGGGATACTTATAACAAGACAAAAGAAGCTCTCGAAAAAGCTTCTATTGACAAGCTTCTATCATCGAAAGCCAAATCACTCAACGCACAAATAAAAACGATAAACTCTCTATCGAAACAACTCGAAGCGAGCTCCAAGGTCGCGCAAAGCACGTTGGAAAAAGGCGTTAAAGATTATGAAGGCGTGCTGATCGCAGGCAGTTATCTTGGGGATATGATCTCAAACTATGGCAGTATGCTCCGAGAATTGAGCGAACTGGATACGGAACTTGAAGCTGTCAAGGCCGAATACGCTGATGCTGCCGAGCGCGAAGATTATAAAGCCTTAGAACAAAAGATTACCGCTCTAAAATCAGCATTGACGATTCATGCGGCAGCAATCGATAAAGTCAAAGCGGGGTTCGGGTCTAAGGCGTTGGAAGAAGTCCAATCGGTAAAAGAATCTATCGAGAGTCTTAACAAAGACATGGAATTAGCTACCGATGAGAATTTGAATGCAATTTGGTATAAGTATCAAAACCTCAACGCGAAATTCAACCAACTGCGGCGTTCCGGCGCTCATCAATACGCGGATGATGCGACTAAAGACCAGATCGATATGATGTTTGAACAACTCGCCGTCTTGCTTGCCAGTATGAAAGAAGAACTCGGCAATAAGTTGATAAAAGCGCACCTTGTGCTGCCGGTCGAAACGATATCAGTCACAGCGGAAAAGATTGACACAACGGGACTGTTGAAGCAATTCAACGCCGAATGGCAAGCAGCGCTTGAAAACAATCCGCTATTCAACCAATACACGGTAGAGGGCGAACTAAAGATCAAGAATGCTCAAGAATCGATTGAAGGGCTCGTGACAGAAGTCGGTGCCGCGGCGCAGGAGTCAGCGAAAGAAACGGAGATAACCATCCAGATTACGCCGGAATACACGTTTGACGAAAGCCGCCTCGAAGCAAGATACAAACAACTCGGTGGCAAAATGCGCACGCAAATCGCAGGCACGACATACGTGGCTGGAGAAGATCCGGGGCTTGACGCGTTCCTTTATCAGCAAGAACAGATATTTCAAAACCTTACGAAAGAAAGGCAAGAACTCGCCGCCAATGCCCGCGACGCGGCACTGTCCTACAACAAGCGGAAAGAATTCTACAACCGTTTGATCGGCGTATACCGACAGATGGAGGACCTCGCTCTCGAATACGGGGATAAGGAAGGGGCTATGACGTATGCCAATCTTGCCGGATACGAAGAACTCAATGCCGAACTTCTCGGATTACAAACGCGGTATAACGAGATTCAAGCGGCAAATGTGGCTCTTGATGACACAGTCAAAGACGAAACAGAGCGGGAACGGCTCCGCGGCGAGTATACACGAGAAGCGGCAACCATTACCGAGCAAATGATATCCGCGCTCATAAAGTCAAAGACAATGCTTACAGATAAAGACTTCGGGCAATTCTTTCCTGGTTTGAACATCGTGGCGGTAAAGAAGGACATTGAATCGTTAACCAAGTCCCTCGCGTACTACAATGCTTTAATCGGAGATATGGATATGTTTGGCAGTTTATCCGCGCAAGTGAATGCGTTTGATCGGGCGATAGCGGAAACGACAGATATTGAAGTAAAGCGCGATGCTCTTGAAAGGTTTATTGCAACGATGAAAAAAGGCGAGGCCGTCGCAAAACAAGGGGGATTCGAACAATCCACATTGTTTATCCAAGGGATATTGCTTTCCAAAGAAGCTGAACTCGAAGCGATGCGGACGGATCTTGAAAAAAAGCGCAAGACGGACTTTGAACAAGAAACAAAAGCGATGGAAGATGAATACACCAGGTTGATCGCTCTATACGAACAACTCGGCGATAACGATTATGCAACCGAACAGATGCGACAATACGCGAACTATCTCAAACAGCGTCGCGAACAAGCGGCAATCACATGGGGATACGAATCTGAGCAGGTGGCTGCGCTTACCGGGGAGATAAAAGAATTAAACGCTGAACTCGCTGCCGCACAGGTAAACGCTTACGCAGCCAAACTCAAAGAAACGACCGCTATTATCGGAAAGTATCTTCGGGATGGCAACGTAAACGCCGTGATGGAAGAGATAAACGAGCAGATTGCGGCTCTCCGTACCTACGAAGAAAGTATCGTTCGCACAACTGAAGAACTCACAATAGGAGAAAAGATACGGCTCGGTATAGTGCGATCACTCCTCTCTTACTATGAACGGATGGCGAAGTATGCCGCTCAGGCTCAAAGTGACGCGCAATTAAGAAATGCGCTTACGCAATCGCTCGAAGAAGCCGGCCGCGGGATTGAGTTTTTAGAGCAAGCTGGCGATCAAGGCAAGCTCCGAAGCTATTACGAAAGCCTGATCAGCTCCTTAGAAAGTCTCGCGCTAAAAGCCGTGGAAGAAGGTACCGTATCAAAGCAAGTGATTGACGAGATACTTGAAAAGATCGGATTGCTCAAGACGGCACTTGGTGAGATATCGGGGTTTGACCTCTCATCCGCGTTATCGGAATATTCCGCGACGCTGGACAAAGAACTAAACCGTGCGAGTGTATATACCGACTTAGGGCAAAAGGAAGACGCGGCGTCCTCTTATCAAAGCGCGCTTACGGCGGCTAAACGCTTGCAGGAACAGATGATAGACGAAGGGTTAACGGGCACACAAGAATGGAAAGACCTATTGCAAGACATCGCGACGCTCCAAGACAAAATCGAGAGCGCAAAAGAAAAAACGAGCAAGCTTGCGGACGTGCAAAAACAAGTAACCGAATCAAAGCGATTACTTGATTACTACAAATCCACAGGCGACACAGAAAAGTACAACTCGTCACTAAGCAGCCTCGTTAACACACTCGAAGGATACCAAGAAGAGATGATCAAAGCGGGCGAGATTGGATCAGAGGCGTGGCAGCTTGTGACCGGAGAATTGTCACAGTATAAAGCCGAACTTGACGCGACGGAAGCCGCAGAGAAAGAACGAGAGAAGCAACTTGAGCGGCAGCGTAAACTCTTGCAGAAACAAGCGGACTTCTTGAACACGATCATTGGTTCAATCGCCAGCGAGTTTTCAGCGTTTGGTGAGGTTGGTTCACTGATTGGCTCCATCCTTGACACGATGAAATTTACCGTTGAGGAAATGGAAGATGGCACGTCTCGGTTGGTTTCCCCGTTTGAAGATCTCGAAATGCTTTCCGCTGATATAGGGATGGCCATCGCGTCGTGGGCGATACAAGAGATTGGGAAACGCGTCGCCGAAGTGCTCGCGGCGTTCGAAAAGATCAACGAGTTGTCGCAAAAGACGAAGTGGGATTTGGGGATGTCGAATCTCGCTCAAACACTCAAAGACTTTCAGGAATTCGAATCCAATCAGGCTAAGCTAAACGAACTGCGAGGCGCGCGCGTTGGCGCGGCAATCGCGGACTTCTTCACGCTGGGGTTACTCGGGTTCGGCAAAAAGATCGACGAACAGATCGCGGAGATAGAAGAGAAGCTCAAGGCAACCGCTGCGTCCGTGGCAACTGCAATGGGCGTAGGTGTTGAAGACCTCGCATCATCGATGGAAAGCGCACTGCAAGCGAACACTTACGAGGAATTTGTGACAGGATTCGCCGATTCTCTCGAAGATATGACAAAACGCGCATTGATTCGTGCGTTCCTGGCTTCCGATGTTGCACAGTCCGCAATGCAAGGATTATCCGAAGCGTTCGTGGCCGCGTTACAAGACGGCGTTATATCCGCGGAAGAGCTCGCCGGGATTCAAGACGCAAGCGGCACGTTGCAGGAATTGATGAAGACCATATGGGATGCGCTTGAAAAACTCGGATACGCGGGGGCCGGAATGGGTGAGGAGTGGTCAGGAGCCTCAGCGGTCAAGGCGAGCTTAACAGAAGACACCGGCAACCGAATCGCGGGGTTGTTATCCACAATCAACCTTCACGCGGCGGGGATACACATGATCCTGCAAAACGCAAGCAATAACAACGGAGAACTGAAGGTTGAGGTATCGAATGTTCAGAGCTTTGGCGGTATTGCGGCGAACGAATATCTTAAGGCGTTGGGGTGGTAGATATGGGACTTGTGTTTGACAGCGTGGACTTGAAGGCTCAGTACAATTTTATCGCGTCAAAGGTAACTGGACGTGGTATGCCGCCGATAGAAGCCGAAACGATCAGTTTTCCGCGGGTGCCGGGTGAAACGGTACTATATCAAAAGTGGAAACCACGAAAGATTGATATATCCGGCTATGTGTACGACACAACGGCGACGGGTGCTCTCGAAAAAGCGGAAGGACTTCTCCGCTTGTTTTCGTCGGCATTCTCAGCGGATAAAGCGCTCGTGTTCCCGGACAGCGGGAAGGGAATATACGTTCGTCTTGCAACCGGCGAGACCGTCAGCTATACACACGTCACGGCACCGTTCTACTCGCACGTGTACGAGGTTCAGGCGGCATTTACCGCTTACAACCCGTTCTTCTTCGACGGGACGACGTCGCCTTCCTACGTGCCTCAGAATCTCCTTTTCCACGGAAACTTCGAGCTCGACTCGGATTCCGACGGACTGGCGAACGGATGGTTCAAAGACAATTACTCGCGAGCGTTTCTTAAAGACCCGTATCTCGGAACGTATTCGCAACGACTCTATCTAAACAACACCGGCGCGGAAACCCGCAACATCAAGATATACCAAGAAGGCGTCCCGGTTTACCCGGGCACGACACTGTTTATCGCCGCCTATATTAAGAAGGCAACCGGGCACACTTCTGTGAACACGCCCTACCTAAAACTAATCGTAGACGGAAGTACGAGCTATTCAACGGTGGCAGTTGCAACGTTTTCTTTTACCCGATTCTTGCTAAAGCAAGAGATACCGGTTACGTGCTCGAACGTTGGGATAGAGATCGGGCTCAACGTGGAAGCGGGCAAGATCGGCACGTTTCAAGCTGATGCGGTTTGCGTGTATGACCTGCTCCCGCTCGGCTTACAAAACATGACAACGGCGCAACTTGATCCGTTGTTGCCGTACACGGACATCGAGGGATAATTATGATAGAGATTTGGCGTGATGGTGAACTGCTTAAGAAAGCGGAAGTAAAAACGCTCGTACTCAAGCGATCGTTCCTCGGGGTGTTTATTCTTGAGGGCGAAACACTTGAACGCTTGCAACCGCAGGATATACTCGTAGCGAAAAAAGGCACAACGACGATGACCTTCGAGGTTACTGGGCAGGAAGAGAACAAATTCTCAGCTCAGCACATCTCCTATCGGTTCAACCGATTTGCGGTGATTGACAAATACTTCCAAACGCCGCCAACCTACGATGACACATTCGACTTCTTCGATGTAGATGTTTCGACGTTATTATCCGGGTTTATTACGCCGCTCGTAACGCAAGCGGGCTTTACACTTACGGACAACACGACGCTGACAGATACCAAAGACATCTCATTCTCCGGCGATAACTTGCTTTCTGCATTTCAAAAGATTTGCGATACGTTCGGCGTTGAGTTCACGGTAAATGATACGGTTGTCACGTTCGCCGACCAGATTGGGAGTGTCAAGAACATCACAATAACAGCGGGGGTGCAAACAAAGGCGATCAATGTCAGTAAGGGATTCGAAAATCTTTGCACGCGCTTATTCCCGATCGGCTCAAGCGATAATCTGCCGGAGAACTATTTCTATACCGCACTACGCCCGACGACATTTGATATGGCAACGGGTGAACATACCGGCAACGTGTATCTCGAATATGGCATTGATACCTTTGGAGAGATTGAAAAGATTCTGGCGTTCAGCGAGGTTAAAGTTAAGTCGCTCCGCGGACTCGTAGAGAACTTCTTCGTTGACTCCGTGCGGGTTGCTGGCGCGTGGTACAAAGACGAGGCAATTACCAAGAGCACATCCCCGCAACATCTGGCTCATGATAACTGGTATGAAAGTGTTGACGTTTACACAGGCTTGGCCAAAACCGGTACGAAGCTCATCAAAGATACGGACTATACCATCGGTGGGTATGACGAAACCGAAGGCGTATATTCGGCCATCACGTTCGCGGAAGCGGGCGGTACAGTCTACGTTTCTTACTCGACAAAGTACGAGATGGAAGATCGGCCTTGTGTTGTGTCTTCTTCGCTGGCTGGTCTGGACGTTGAGAAGGTTAAGAATTGCACTCTGGCGTTGATGGATGGCGTTAAGGTTGCGACGGGGCTAAAACTTCTCGGGTATAACGCCGATACGCAGCGGATATGGTATGACAAGACGCTTGAGAACGGTAAGGAACTCTCGTTTGATCCGACGTTGCTGAGCAAGTTTATCCTCGAAGGGTATATCACGCAAGCGCAGATGGATGAAGCCTCAACCGAACTCGCCGAGCAAGCGCAGGCGTATCTCGAAGAAAACCAAACCCCGCTGATCCAATACAGCCTCGATATTGTGTATCTTGGGAACACATCAACCATCCCGTTTGAATGCGGGGACACACTGACGCTTAAAGACGGGCAGAAGGAGATCGACGCGAGCGTTCGGGTGCAAGAGTACGAGTACGATCTGCTCAAGGGCGTGTATAACAGCGTCACGCTTTCGGATAGGCTCGTAAACGCGCCATCGAGTGTTCGACAAACAGTTGAGGTTGCTCAACTGGTTTATGACCTGACAAACAAAGCAAGCAACCTGTCTGACGTCGCGGCTTACGTGGCACAACAACTCGCGGAGCTTGAAGAGAAGCGGGCGGAACTGCTCGCCGATCTCACCGAACTTGATCAGGAGCTTTATCATCTCGCAAACTACGATCTGCTTGACTTGCAGGACGAACTGAACACTCTCAACACCGAACTTGACACACTCATTAACTCGGCGCTCCCCGCTCTCGAGGACGATCTGTCTGATCTTGGCGGCGAGTTATCCACACTCACCAACACGACAATTCCGGAATTGCATAGCGCTATTTCTACCCTCGAAGCTGATATGGATACACTCCAAACCACGACACTCCCGGGATTACAGAGTGCCATCACTACTCTTGACGCTGATATGGGCACGTTGCAAACGACAACGATCCCGGGATTGCAAGCGGAGCTCGATGACAAACTCGACGATCTCCCAAACGAGATCACGGAAACGCATATCGCGAATGGAAGTATCAGTACAGCGAAGATCAAAGCTAACGCCGTCACGGCAAACGAGATTGCAGCCGGGGCGGTTACAACCGCCAAACTCTACGCAGGCGCTGTTACCGCTGAGAAGATAGCAGCCTTGGCAATTCAGGCGGCGCACATCGCAGCTGGGGCAATTGTTGCCGGGAAGATTGCTACTAACGCCGTTACAGCAAGTACTATCGAAGCGGGCGCAATCACAACCGAGAAGATCGGGGCGTTGCAAGTAACCGCAGGAAACATCGCCGCGTCGGCGGTAACAACCGATAAGTTGTACGCTCTCGCAGTAACCGCGGAAAAGATAGCAGTTGGGGCGATCACTGCGGCGAAGATAGCGGTTGGGGCAATCACGGCTGAGAAGATCGCGGCAGGCGCGGTTATCGCGGAAAAGATTGGGGCCGGTGCGATAACTGCCGAGAAGATCATGGCGAGCGCCGTTACTGCTGATAAAGTCGCGGCCGGGGCTATCACGGCATCAAAGATCGGGGCCGGTGCCATTACCGCTGAGAAGATTGGCGCAGGAGCTGTAACAACCGAGAAACTCTATGCCGGGTCAGTAACCGCCGATAAGGTCGCAGCGGATTCGATCTCCGGCAACCATCTTGCAGCTACGCTTACGATGCAAGCGGGAAAAAAGATCAATGTTGGGTCGAATAACGAGGTGCAAATCATGGCGAAAAGTGACAATACAGGCGAGATATACGTTCAAGAACACACGGGATTGACCATGAAAGAAAACCGCGGGTGGATGGTCGGAAAACGTGGTTTCGGGCAGATAGTGGGGGATATCAATAGCGAA